AGGATCTTTACAAAAAGAATACTAAGCAGCAACAGTCAGAGTATGAACTTTGCGCCCGTGTTCGTCGACTTCTATGGACTGAAGTATATGCTTCGGTTCACATCTGCGCCGATTATCGGGTCTACTGGGATGGAGCGCTACCATCTGGTCATCCTATGACAACGATTATCAACTCACTATATAATACACTGTCTTTCTATTATTGTTGGACGCGTGTGGTTGCTGAGTCACAAGGTGATATACGTGAAACTGCTTTCGCGCGCAACATAAGTCTTGGAGTGTATGGTGATGATGTCATCTTCGGTGCTTCAGAGTCAGCGAAGAAGATATTCACTTTTGATGTTATTAGGAAGCATATGGCTGAGCTGGGCCTGGATTTCACTCCTGCAGTTAAGACTAAAACCACTGATGACTATAAGCCCCTGTCTCATTGCACTTTTCTTAAGCGTGGTTTTCGCCGAGAGCCTCTGTTGCAGAATGTTTACGTTGCTCCTCTCGATATACAGAGTATTGTGAACTCCATGTATTGGCGCAAGAAATCGCATCCAGAGCGTGAACACTTTAAAATGGTTGGTGAGGTATTCATAAATGAAATGGCATTTCATGGAGATGAAACCTACGACCATTATGTCCCTTTGCTCATCAAATATCTTCGTGAGTTTGGTGTTATTCGTCAGAGAATAGAAACGGATCGTCGTTTGCGTATGGAGTATGTTTTCTATTCCTTTGATAATCTCTACGAGTACACTGATAAGTTCGTCGACAGATATCTTGAATTGAAATCTGGAGCTCGTATCTTTGATCAAGAAGATATTTTTATGATTGAATCATGTGTGCCTTGCGTACCTGAGGCTGATTTTGAGAAGTCACTCTTCTCCTTTAAGGGGGTCGAGAATAGGATTTCTCAAGATCTTATGCTTAAGTTGGCTATGCACGAAACATGTTCAGACGAGGAAAAATCAGAGTATGTTCACTATATTTGCTCGTCCGTTCGTCTCGTCCACGATTACGCTCTTGAGGCCTGCCCTATTATAAACAGATACTATGATGTAGATGTTCCGACAGTAAATGATATTTATTTTGTTATTCGTAGCCTAGTTAATAGTAGTCATGAGATAAGAGCCACATTACATATAACTTTAAAGAATATGGTTACAAACAACAATGGATCAAGTTTTATTAATGATGTTAATCATACTAG